CCCGTAGGAGAATAAATTATGGCAATAACATCGGCAATTTGTAATAGTTTTAAACAAGAACTTTTAGTTGGAACACACAATTTTACTGCTTCATCAGGAAATGCTTTTAAAATAGCTTTGTTTACAAGCTCAGCAACTTTAAATAAATCAACAACAGCTTATTCAACATCAAACGAAATCTCAAACACATCTGGATCTGCATATACTGCGGGTGGCGCAGCCCTAACTAGTGTAACTCCAACTCTAGACTCAGACACTGCGGTATGTGATTTTGCAGATGTTAGTTTTACTTCTGCAACTTTTACAGCCAATGGTGCTTTAATTTATAATGACACACAGTCAGACAAAGCTGTTGCAGTAATAGCTTTTGGTGGTGACAAAACTGTAACAAGTGGAACTTTTACAATTCAATTCCCAACAGCTGACGCATCTAACGCAATCATAAGATTAGCATAAGGAGGTCCTCCTTATGCCAAATACTTGGAACCAATCAGGCACAACCTGGAACGAGGGTCGTTGGGGCACACAAAATGCCATAACAAGTGGTTGGGGTGCCAAATCTTTTAATGAACCAGGAACAACATGGAATGATTTAGAAGATCAACAAGTTAATCTAACAGGCCTATCTATCACATCTTCGATAGGTTCATCAACAATTTCAACAGAAATAAATCTTGGTTGGGGACAAGATGGTTACGGTGTAGAAAACTGGGGTGAATCAGGATTAGTTGTAGAACTTCAAGCCCCTGATGGAATTACATCAAACTTAGGAGCTAATGGTTGGAGTAAAGCATCCTATGGTGAAAACAGTTGGGGTATGTTTACCGTAAACCCTGCGGATGTTATGGGATTAACAGGTCAAGCTGCAACTGGAAGTGTTGGCTCACCTACAATAATTGGAGATGTAGCTTTTTCTCTTACAGGGGTTGTAACAACATCAAGTGTTGGATCAATTAGTCTTGATGATCAAATCATGGGATTAACAGGTCAAGCAATAACACCTAGCGTTGGCTCTATATTACCTGCAGATGTAATGGGAGTAACCGGAGTTTCTGCAACGACATCAGTAGGAACTTTAAGTACAAATAGTAATCCAATTGTAGATGTAACAGGAGTTTCTGTAACATCCTCTGTGGGATCTATTTCACCTGCAGACGTGATGGGATTAACCGGAATTTCTGCAACGTTTAGTGTAGGATCGATAACACCTACTGATGTCATGGGATTAACAGGTCAAAGCATAACCTCTTCTGTGGCAGGTTTTGGCACGGCCACAGGCTTTGGAATTCAAGCGTATTCTAGCGTTGACACTGGATCAAATATTTCATATTCTGATGTTGCAACAGGTTCAAATATAACATATAGTGACGTCGCATAGGAGAAAAATATGGCATCAACATTTAGCCCTTTGGGTATCGAACTTCAAGCGACTGGTGAAAACGCCGGTACGTGGGGGACAAAAACTAATACAAATTTAGAAATAGTAGAACAAATATCTGGTGGTTTTACGCAACAAGCTGTTTCTGATTCGGGAGATACAACCCTTTCAGTAACTGATGGTGGAACTGGTGCAACTCTTGCACATAGAATGATTGAATTTACAGGATCATTAAGTGCTGGAAGAAACGTCACTATACCAATTGATGTTCAAACTTTTTACTTTTTAAAAAATTCTACAAGTGGTTCTCAAACCGTAACTTTTAAATATGTTTCAGGATCTGGTAGTAGTGTAGCAGTAGCTAGTGGGGCAACTAAAATTGTGTTTGCCTCTGCAAACGATGGTACGAATCCAGACATTATTGATCTAGGTTTTGGCACAGGTGATGTAACACTTACAGGAACACAGACTTTAACTAACAAAACATTAACTTCACCTAAAATTGGAACTTCTATTTTAGATACAAACGGAAATGAATTAGCTTTATTAACAGCCACGGGTTCTGCAGTTAATGAGATTACATTAGCAAATGGAGCTACAGGAAATAACCCATCAATCACAGCTTCTGGTGGCGATACTAACATTGGTTTAGAACTTAAAACAAAAGGTTCTGGTGTAATTAAAGCTGAAGATAGTGGTGGAAATGTATCGGCAGTTCAAATTGCTGGTAAAGAAACTATGTGGGTTCCGGCTGCAGCTATGTATGCAACAACTACTAATGGAGCTGACTCAGCACAGGTTGAAACAACAGCAACAAGACCAGATTTAAAAGTATTTGATTTTGATGCTAGCACAAAACAATTTACACAATTCACAGTAGCCATGCCAAAATCATGGAATGAAGGAACATTAACTTATCAAGTTTACTGGTCACCTTCTACTACAAATACAGGAGATGCAATTTTTGGTTTACAAGCAGTTGCTTGTGCTGACAATGACACTATCGATGTTGCATTTGGAACAGCTATTAATATTACAGATGCTGGTATTGGGACAGTGGAAGATCAACAAATTACATCTGAAAGTAGTGCTATGACAGTCGCTGGATCTCCAGCAGCAGGTGAGCAAACTTACTTTCAATTATTTAGAGACGCTGCCGATGGAAGTGATACTTTTACAGGTGAATGTAGAGTTTTAGGTGTAAAAATATTCTTTACTACTGACGCAGCTAACGATCTGTAAGGAGTAAAACATGAAAAAAATTGATAGTCCTTTAATAGTCGAAGGCAAAGGAAACAAAAATAAACAATCAAGTAGAGGTAAAATGTTCGGTTATCAAGTCCTAGGATTTGGTTCTGGAAGTGTTTCCGCTCCTATAGTGTTACAATATTTAGTTGTAGCCGGAGGAGGCGGAGGTGGAAGCCGTGGAGGATCCTCTAGTGGTAACGGAGGCGGAGGCGGAGGAGCCGGAGGTTATCGAAACTCTTTTGCTTCAGAAACCTCAGGAGCCTCTAACTCAACAGAATCAACTGTTGAATTAGTATCCGGTCAATCATACACAATCACAGTAGGCGGAGGAGGAAATGGGTCTACTCACACAGGACAAGATGGAAGCAGTTCAAGCATCTCAGGTTGTGGAGTATGTGTATCTACGGTCGGAGGCGGCGGTGGCGGTGCTAATAATCAAACAGGAAGAAATGGCGGATCTGGTGGTGGCGGAGGCCACAGCACAGGTAGTTGTGAATCTGGTTGCGGTACAGCCAATCAAGGAACTAAAGGAGCCGGAGGAGGAGAATCCGGAGGAGGCGGAGGAGCCGCTTCAAGAGCAAATAACGTACTTGGTGGGACAGGTTTATCTTCAAGCTCTAGTGGATCAAGTGTTGCTAGAGGTGGAGGTGGAGGAGGCAAAGGCGGTTGCGGAGCACCATCAGGTGGAACAGGCGGCGGAGGCTCAGGTTCAGGTAATAATCAACAATCTCAAGCAGGCGGAAGCAATACCGGCGGCGGAGGTGGCGGCGGAGGCGGTCACTCTGACAATGGTTCAGGTTCTGGCGGTGGAAAAGGAGTTGTTATTTTAAGAGTGCCAACTTCACAATTTACAGGAACTACTTCTGGTAGTCCTAGCACTTCTACGGACGGAGATTGCACAGTTATGGTATTCAATGATTCAGGGAGTTACACTGCTTAATGGCATATTTTTCAAAATTAGACGACAACAATGTTGTTATTCAGGTAGTTAGTGTAAATAATTCAGTGCTGCTTGATGAAAACGGTGTTGAACAAGAGAGTAAAGGTATAGAATTTTTACACAATCTTTACAAAGACTCTACAGCTGTTTGGAAACAAACTTCCTATAACACACATGGCGGAGTTCATTCGTTAGGAGGCACACCATTTAGAAAAAATTATGGTGCATTAAATTTTATATATAATGAAGAGGGTGATGCTTTTCATGCTCCTGTGCCTTACGATGATGTAAACGATAGAATTTTACACTCTTGGACTCTTAACACAACTACTTATATCTGGGAACCACCCACACCTTGTCCAGAAACGTATGATGATGGTAGAATGGGTGTAAGCGAAAATACAGGGGAAGAATATCCTTTAAGTGATTTATATGAGTGGAACGAGGATACTCTTACTTGGGATAAAATAAGTTCTTAATACTTGATTTAAACTAAATACGTTGTTATATTATTCTGTAGAAATATAGAAATGATAAAGATAATAATTATAAATACGGATGTAAAAATATAATGTTATATCCTACAATGTGCATAGATAATTTTTTTAAAAATCCACAAAAAGTTAAAGAATTTGCATTGTCTTTAGATTATAAGGATTGTGATAATGGTAAATGGCCAGGAGCAAGAACCAAAGGTTTACATCTTGTAAATAAACAATTTCATAGGCACGTGGGCCGAAAGATGTTAGCTGCTTTATATCCAACAATGTATGAAGATTTAATGTATGCAGCAGGTGATTGTTACTTTCAAAAAATAGGAAAAGAATTTTGTAATGAAGGATGGATACATGATGATGGTCCCGTTGATTTAACTATGATTGTTTATTTATCTGAACATACGAAATGTGGTACCTCTATATATGATTATAATAATATTTGTCCTGATCAAAAAAGAGGTGAGGATAAAGTACAATTATATTTAAATAAAAATTTTAAAAAAGAAAAAAAAATTGTAGAAAAATATAATTCTGATTTTACCGAAACAATACATTTTAATTCTAAATTTAATCGTATGATTTGTTTTGATAGTTATGCTCATCATGGCGTGCCTTCTTATGTGGACGAAGGATTAGACGAAGAAAGGTTAACTTTAGTTTGTTTTTATAGAGGTATAAATGCCCCTAAATTTCACGTTGCAGAAACAAATAGAATATGAAACATTTAACTAACATACCATTATGTGCAAATACTTTGTTTATTTTTAAATTAGATATAAAAAAAAATTTAACATCTGAATTTAAAAAAGAAAAATTTGAAACAACAAAAGAAGCACCAGGATTTATAAGTTGTAATTTAAATGTTTTAAAAAAATATAAAACTTTAAATAAAGAAATAAACAAAGCAATAAAATTAGTTTTAGGAGAAATACTTCAATATAAAAACACTCAATACAGAATGTGTAATTCTTGGGTGACTAAAACAGAACCTAATGGTTATGGTCATGACCACGTGCATTCTAACTCATGGTTGAGTGGCGTGTATTATCCAGAAGATAATAAGCACTCTGGTATTAGATTTAATTACGATAACACTATTTTTAATAATATTCCTAAACAATACAACATATACAACTCACATACTTGGACATTAGGAGTAGAAAAAAATTTATTGATCATATTTTTTAGTAACTTAAAACACAGGATTTTACCTAACTTATCAAAACAAAATAGGTATTCTTTAGCTTTTAATATACTGCCTAAAGGAGATTTTGGTTGGTCTGATTCTAGGATTAAATTTTAATTATGAAAAGTTATCCTTCAACATTAATTAGAAATGAAGAGTTTAAAACACCAATATGGTTTGCTGAAGAAAAATCTTTTGTTAAAGAATTAAATAAAGCCTCTGATCCTTATATTAAAAGAGCCAAAAAATATTTAGAGCCCACGATTAAAAAAAGAAATAAAACTTTTGGAGATAAAAAAGAGGCTGGTTATGTTTTTCACTCTACCTCTCTTTTACAAGATCCTAAATTTTCTGAATTAGGAACTTATGTTACTCAAACCTCTAACAATTTATTGATTGAAATGGGTTATGATTTAACAAACTATGTTGTTTTTTGCACAGAGCTTTGGGTTCAAGAGTTTCCTAAAATAGGAGGTGGTTACCATACACCACACACACATTGGAATGGACACATATCTGGATTTTATTTTTTAAAATCAAGTAATAAAACCTCAAAACCAATATTTCATGATCCAAGAATAGGAAAAGAAATGATTGGTTTACCAGAAGTTAACAGGAAAAATATTACTTATGGATCTTCTTCTGTAAACTATGGTTGTAAACCAGGAACTATGATATTTTTCCCATCTTATTTAACACATGAATTTCCACCAGATTTAGGATATGATACTTTTAGATTTATACATTGGAACTGTCAAGCTATTTACAAACCTGCGTTAGATGCATATACAAATAATAGATAATTTTTTACCAAAAAAAGAACACTTGCATTGGCAACATCTTTTAACTCACAGTGATTTTTCATGGTATCTATCTGGAGAAAAAAATACGGTAGAAGCGACAGAGGCTAGGAAAAAGAAAAAAGAATATAAAAATATAAACGAGTATATACAATTTACACATATATTTTATTTTAAGGATAATAAAATTAATAAAGTAAACTCTAATCATTTTCCATTAATAGAAAATCTATGTAAACATTTTATTAAGAAACAAAAATTAAAAAAATTAAATATTTTACGAGCCAAAGCTAATTTACAACCTAGAATTCAAAATGCTAAAAAGTATGAACATAATACCCCCCATGTTGATTTTTTAGATGACCACATGGTCTTGTTATATTATGTTAATAATAGCGATGGGGATACGCATTTTTTTAAAGATAAAAAAATTATTAAAAGTGTATCTCCTAAAGCTAATAGGCTGGTTGTGTTTGATGGTAAATTGGTTCATACAGGAAGTCATCCTATAAAATCTATTTATAGAATAGTGTTAAATATAGATTGTCTTTTTTAAAACATATAAAAACAGTGCATTTAGACAAGTTGATATCTGAGTTGAACTAGAATATAATACTACCAAAAAACTAAAAACCCTATATAATAAGGCATTATGTTACAAAAAATAGGTTTTCAGCCAGGCATAAATAAACAAATTTCAGAAACCACAGCAGAGTCGCAATGGGTAGATTGTGATAATGTTCGTTTCAGATACGGCATACCTGAAAAAATAGGTGGGTGGAATCAATTAGGGACTATAAATGAAAATGAGCTTACAGGGGCTGGGCGTGGTCTCCATCACTTTGTTAATAGTTTGGGTAGAAGATACGCGATTATAGGAACAAACAGAATATTATACGCTTTTTCTGGAGGTGTGTTTTACGACATTCATCCTATTAAAACCACAACAACGCTTACAAGTGCATTTACCACGACTAACGGATCACCAACTGTTACAATAACTTTCCCAACGGCTCATGGTATTAATCCACAAGATATTATTTTACTAGATAATTTTACTGCAATAACCAATTCTAATTTTAGTGCGTCTGATTTTGATGATAAAAAATTTATGGTAACAACAGTTCCTACAACAGAAACAATAACGATTACCATGCCTTCAAATGAAACAGGATCTGGTGGAACAACATCAGGTGGAATTAGAGTGCAACATTATTTTCCTGTTGGATCTGCTGTTCAAGAAAAAGGATTTGGTTGGGGTCTAGGATCTTGGGGTGGAGAAGCATCTAACCCGGTTACGACAACTTTAAATGGAGCATTATTAGATGATACCGCAGGCACAGGTGGATCTGGAACATCGATTGTTTTAGCAGATGCCACACAGTTTCCAAGCTCTGGAACTAATTTTATTCAAGTGGGTAATGAGGAGATATCTTATACCGGTGTCAGTGGCGGAACGACACTCACAGGTATTACAAGGGCTGTTAGAAACTCAACTAGATCAGGACACAGTAATGGAGCCACAGTTAAAAATAGCACTGACTATGTTGCCTGGGGTGAAGCGGCTTCTGGTGACTTAGTTCTTGAGCCAGGTATGTGGTCAATAGATAATTTTGGTGACAAAGCAATTTGTTTAATTCATGATGGCGAAGTGTTTGAGTGGGATTCTTCTTTATCAAATGCAACAGAAACAAGATGTAATATCATATCAGGAGCACCAACTGCATCTAGACACATGGTTGTATCAACACCAGATCGTCACTTAGTATTTTTTGGAACAGAAACAACTATTGGAAATAAAGCAACTCAAGATGATATGTTTATAAGATTCTCAGACCAAGAGGATATAAACACTTATGCACCTACAGCAACCAATACAGCTGGCACACAGAGGCTGGCTGATGGATCACAGATCAGAGGAGCAATACGTGGTAGAGATGCGATATATGTTTGGACCGATACAGCATTGTTCTTGCAACGTTTTGTAGGATCACCTTTCACATTTGCCTTTTCACAAGTTGGAACTAACTGTGGACTAGTTGGACAGAATGCATGTGTGGAAGTTGATGGTGCTTCATATTGGATGTCAGAAAATGGTTTCTTTAGGTATGCCGGTAAACTGGAATCACTACCATGTTTAGTAGAGGATTTTGTATACGATGACATAAATCTAGAATCTGGTAACCAGATGGTATCCGCTGGATTAAATAACCTATTTGGAGAGGTGACTTGGTTTTATCCAGAATCCACTTCTACTGTTGTTAATAGAATGGTTACATATAATTATTTTGACTCATCACCACAAAGACCTGTATGGACTGTTGGTAGTTTATCTAGAACCATGTGGCAAGACTCAGCGGTATTTAGCAAACCACGTGCTTTAGAATATGATGCCAGTAATGATTCATCTCATGATGTTGTGGGCAACACTGAAGGTAGAACAAGTTACTATGAACATGAAACAGGGGTAGATCAAAATAGAAATGGAACTATAACTGCTATACTTGCAAATATATCCTCTGGAGACTTTGATATTACACAAGCAAGATCAGCTCAAGGAACACAAACAGGTGTTGCAACGTTTAGAGGGGATGGCGAGTTTTTAATGAAGATAAGAAGATTCATACCTGATTTTATATCTCAAACAGGTGACACACAAGTAACATTAGAATTAAGAGATTTTCCAAATGAAACTAAAGCTAGTTCTGCATTAGGACCTTTTACTGTAACAAGTAGCACTAAAAAAGTAGATACACGTGCAAGGGCAAGAGCAGTTGCTTTAAAAATAGCAAACACAGGATCTAGTCAAAGTTGGAGACTTGGCACGTTTAGATTAGATGTACAACCGGATGGACGTAGATAATGGCAAAGATAGTACAAGTATTAACAAGACCCGCACAGGAATATGATTACACCGTAGCTGAGGCTCAAACAAGAGATTTAGATGGTGTGATAGAAAAATTAAATACTACCTTTCAACAAGAATTAAAAGAGGAATTAGAAGCATTTAACTTCTTTATTAACTAATGGCTAATAATTTTATAAATAAAAAAGTAGATTTAACTACAACTGATTTAACGACTTTGTATACTGTGCCCACAGCAAAGACATCTGTGGTTAAATCTTTATTAGTGGCTAACGATTCAGGATCTGGTTGCAATATAGATATTACTTTGGTAGATGCTTCCTCTAATATTTTTACTTTATTTAAATCAAAGACTATATCAACAAATACAACAACAGAACTATTAACCCACCCTCTTGTAGTTGAAGAGAGTGAGGCTCTAAAAGTACAGGCTTCTGACGCGAATGAGCTGCACGTCATAGCATCAATATTAGAAATACAGCCAAGAGAGGTAACATAATGCAAGAATTAAAACCAGAAAAGATCATAGAGAAAATAACAAATAAAAAGACGGGCGAGGAGTATAAAAATGACTCTGAGTGGAAAGCTAAAAATATAGACCCTGAAGACATTAGAAGAGATGTAACAGTCATTATGCCAAGTCTTGATTTATTCGGTAAAACAAAATAAGATAGATAGATGGCCATAACAAGAGCACAACAAGCAAAACAATTATTAGCAAATGGAGGTGATGTATTAGGACCTCTTGGTGAAGATGATTTAACAACTAAATTAAGCCCTGGAACAATTGGAAGGGGTTTAGCTTTTGTATTAAGTGGCGGATTAAGTGGTGGTGTATCTGCTGCAGCAAAAGAATTTGCAAAACAAAAAGCCATAAATAAAATTCAACAAGAAGTTGGTGATATTATACGTCCAAATATTCAAACAAAATTAATGCAACAGGATAACAGAATTAAA